ACCGTTCTTACAAGCGACCAGTTGCTTCTTACGAAGTTAGGACTTGCAGGCATTGATATTAATTTAGCCACCTTGTAATGCTCTCCTAAAATTACCACCACGCATTGCAGCTTCGGCTACAGCACCTTTAGTTACATCTGCTATCTGTGGCATCATTTTTGTTACCTCTGCCCTAACTGTGGGTACTACACCTGTAGCAAAGTTTACAGACTGGTTTACTATGATAGGCGCACCACCCATAGCGTTTTTTGTATTCATGTTGTTCATAATAGTTCCTCCACTATCAGGAACAAACATTTCCATGCCTCTTTCACCTACAAAATAGGGCTGACCTTTTTGTACTTTACCGCCACCTGCATTATTGCCAATGGTAGGTAAAGCGTTTGCTGTTCCTGTAAGGTTAAAAACACTATTTAATATTTTATTAACTACCGCCATCTGTAAGAAAATAGCAATAATTTGACTAACTATGTTTTTAGAAAAGTCTTTAAAACTTTCTAATGCACTTTCACCGTCCATTAACGAATTAACAAAATCTGTTGTGAATGCGTTTGATTGATTGATTACAGCCTGTCTTAGTTCAGTATCAAATGTAGTCGCAAGGTCTGATGATGCACCTTGTATTTGCGCGTAAACAGCAGCTAGATTTTCTCCATCTATTCCTGCTTTCTTTAATACATCTGTGCCTTGTGCCAATATCTCATTAAGCTCCTGTTCAGAAAAGCTAAGCATATCAACATCACCTTTTAGCTTTTCATATTCTTTTGCTATAAAAGTTGCAGCGTTTTGCAATTCTCCTTGTCGCATGAGTGTTTCTTTGTCAACATCTGCTTGCGTTTTACCGTTTAGCCTAAAATTAGTAGCCTGTTTTACTAACTCAGCATTCTGTATAGTCAATTCGTTGTTGATTGCTTCTAACTGATTATCAACCCTTGATAATGATTGCTCATATGTTTCTAATGGGTCTAAACTGTCAGGGGTTGCGCCTATAGCTATTGATGTCTTTGCATCAGCAATTAAATTTCTGCGAATTCTCTCTACTTCATCTCTTTTAGCTTCAAGGTTTGATATATCTATAGGTATGTCTTTTGTAAGCGCAACACCAGTTTCGCTTCTTGCTGATCTTCTAAAAAATAAGATAGCTTCTGCCAATGCTGTGATTCTATCTGTAGTTTTTTTTAAGAATTCTGAAAGAACTTCTTTTTGTATGTCATCACCTAATTGTTTAAAAGCAATAGACATATTTGATACTTTGGTAGAAAGATTGTCCATCTTTGACTCCATAGCCCCACCAAACTTTCTTTCCAATCCGTTTATCAAAGCATCTGTTATTAGCTTTGCACCCTGAGCTGTTGCACCAAACTTAGCTATTTCGTCTTTGGATAAGCCTAATTCCTCGTTTAGAATACCAAGTACATCAATACCCCTATCCATAATCATATTTAGTTCTTCTAGCCCAAGACCACCTGAAGCTGATCTTTGAACCGTTCTAACTAAGGCTTCAAATACGCCTAACTGGTCTACAGAAGTAGAAGCTGTATCTGCAAATGTTTGTAACATTCTGTTGTTAGGTTCTATGCCTGCTGACTTTAGTGCTATGAATGCTTTTGATACAGTTTCAATTTGAAACGGTGTTTTAGTAGAAAATTCTAATATTCTGTCAAACGCTTTATCACCTTCTTGTATAGAGCCAAAAACCGTATCAAGACTATCTTTTAAGTCCTCAAACTCCATGCCTACACGAACTGCAACAGAAGCAAGTTTTGTCATTCCAACAACCAAAGCACCTATTGCTACTGGACCTGCAAGAGCTTTTATTTTACCGCCTAAACCTGCTGCCCCCATTCCAAATGCTGCGCCGCCTACTGCACCTGTGGTTTTAATTTTCGCGTTAATTTTATTTAATTCAGCTTGTAGCTGCTTTGTATCAGCTTTTATCTGTATTATTAGTTCGTCTATCTTAGCCATTAGTCAGGGTATAACTCCATAAGGTCATCTAGTTCTGATCTTTTCATAGGTTTTTCTTGCTCTGCAGCGTGAAATTGTTTAAAACCTTTTATTGATAGATACATTTCTCTTGGTGATAAATCCCAAAAGTCTATAGGTCTCATGTTCATCATGCCAACACATATCATGTAGTAGTCTCCCCAATTGATAGGTGGCGTGTGTTCATCTACTCTATTGCTTTTTTTTTATCTTCCTCGTCTGAGTCATTGTCGTTTAAGGTAGATACCAAGAGTTTGGCTACCTCTGTAGAAGCCGTAACAATACCTATATCAGATATTATTTGCCCTACTTTTTTTTCATCAAAGTCATTACCACCACCTCTAAGGGCATAGCGTAATACGACTAATAATGTTCTTATGCGAACTTTGGCTTGTGCAATGTTCTGTGCAAGCTCAAGAATGCCTGTGTCCAGTTCATCTTCAATCTTGACTAAACTGTCTATGGTTAGTCGGCACTTATAGGTTTCAGAACCTAGTGTTACTTCAATCTGACCCTTGAGTGGGTTTGTCATCTGACTTCTCCTTTGTTGGGCTTGCCATTGCAAGCGTGATTTTTAACATATCATCTCTCTCGTCAACCACATAGGATTTGATTGAGATGTCCTTACCATTAACCTTAACACTCTTACCGATTAATACATTGGGCATATCTAATTGATCGCCTTGCATCATACCTGTAACAGTATTTTTTTCGCCTTTAACTTTTACTTGTTCCCAAGCCATAGTCTTATACTGCTGCGAATGTAATTGTTCCTGCTGATTCAAAGGACATACTGTAAGTAACCTCTCCGTTGAACTCACCTGCATACTCTAAACTGGTTACTTGGAAAGCACCTGTAAAAGTACCAAAGTCAGGAACTAAAAACTGATAATTATTTTGACTATCTGCTAAAGCGTTTGTTTTGATAGTTGTCTCTGATGCGCCGTCTGTAAATACGCCACTGCCTGAAACACTGATTGATTGAACCCCTGCTGCAGCTAATAAAGTTCTCTTACCTGAAGAATCCTTATTGGTTACATCTACTGATTCATTGTTTACTGTTAGACTTGTTGATCTAAGCCCTGCTATTGTTGTGAAAGTCTCAGGTGAACCTGCGTTACCTACTTTCATTAGCATTGCACTACCTTTTTGTGCTGCCATAATATACTCCTAAATACAGAGGGTATTTATTCCTCTAATTAAAAAATAAGGCATCTGCCACCGTATTACTTCGGTATTTGGTAGTTAATCAAGTACCTAGTGTAATTGCACGAAATCTCATGACACCGTGCCGAGTTATCCCATCAGGGTCTCTCATAATGTCGCTGTATTCAAATCTTAGGTTAATAAGGTTGACACCGCTAACAGTTAGACTTACATCATGCAATAAATCATGCACCTTGTCCATAATTTGTTTTGTTTGCTTTGACCCTTTATATCTTGACCAAATATGTATATTGATTGTTGTTTCAGCGCCTACAAGGTTGTTTGTACTGTAATCTATCGCAGTTTCCTCGCCTAAGGTAATAAAAGGATAGCTGTTACCCTCAACAACCTCGTCATAGACACCACAGGCAAGCGTAGTTGTGATTGCAGATACATTAAGTGCTGTATAAATACTAGACTGCAGTGCAAATTGACCAACACTCATTTTAGAATACCTTTTTTAAACATAGCTTGTATCTTTCTCTTGTTTTTCATAAGCGCAGGTTGCATGAATGGTCTTTCTGTCATATTGACTGTGCCAAACTCTAAGTGCTTAGAATAAGGCGCTGCAGATATAATCTGACCTACAACCGTGCCGTTAGGCTTTACATCTACATCCATTGTTATTTGACTTACCAAAAATCCTGTATCACTTGCAGGGAATTGATTAGGTGCTGATTGTGTATGGGTTCTTCTAGGCTCGTATTTTTGAACTGTTGCACCAGTACCACCTGCCATAATGCTTTTCTTTGCAGTATTTTGCACCATCATAGTGCCACGAGTTACATACTCCTTAACCTTGTTGTCATCTAGGGTTGACTGTAGCTTTTTATTAAATGCTTTCAGGTTAGAAATCTTTAGATCAATGCCATCACTCATATCGCAATACCTTCTTCGCAGAGCAATGTGAGGAATCTATCTCTCTCGTCCACATTGATAATGCCGTTGATTGCAAAAGACCTAGTTCCAAAGGTTATCTTGCTGTTGGTGTCTATGTTCTTCATATAGCGTATGGTGATCTCATGCGTAACCTTTTCCTGCAACATACCCTGTCTGTATACGCTGTTAGCGTTCTTTGGTTTGATATTTGCATAGATAGTTGCTACAGAGCCAAACGATTGTGATAAACCACCGCCTGCATCTCTAGTATTGGTTGCTCTCTCAACCTTTACCCTGTAACGCATCTTGCCGATACTGTTAGCCATCTTAACCGAGAGCCATAAGAGAGGACGAACCCAAACCTCTATGAATTACATAAGGTGCGTACAGCGATCTCAACATTGGGGGATAGGGCAGTTTCGCATCATACATATCACCTCTGTGTTCATAAAGGTAAGCTATGTGTTGCATGATACCTAGCTTTATGGGTTCAGGAATGTTGTATTGCGATGTGTAGCCAGTTACATATTGTATTTCAATGGCGTTTGCTACTCGTAGTGCGGTAGGAAATGTCTCACCGTTTCTCATAACCACCCTAGCAGGCTCTCTAGCG